GGTTTTGTAAAGGTCATCTTCTCAAGCATACTTGCTTTAATCATTTGAGTATCAGGGTCTGCAAAATATTTTACAGCCTCTTCAAGATTATGTCCGATACGGTCTCCCATATACAGAATAATGTTTCCTTCTTTTGTCAGGATATTTCTGTGAATGCCCTCAAGAATAGCTGCTTTGATGTAAGTTTCACTCTTATCAGCTTTTGCTGTTTGAATGAACATCGTAACATCTTCTTCGATAATCCTGTCGATTTCAACGTCAAGGAAATCTTGACTTTGATTTCGCATGGATTTATGAGAGAGAATCTGAATTACATTGGCTTTCTCATCAGCAGTCATAATGATTGCTAATTGTGTTGCTTTGCGTTTCTTCTGAATCTTGGAGGCTTTAATCTCCATTTCTTCTTTCTCATCAAAGATTACATGAGTAGCTTCTGGAAACATTCCTTCTTCATACTCCTTCATTGAGTTCGCCACATATTTACTTGCCTTTAGGACTTTTACCTTTATAAGGTCTAGTGGCTTCTCGGTGTCAAATATTGTTGTTGTTACAGGCAGTTTTATAACTGCGGTTGCTGAACTCCAGAAAGGATGCGGTGTCTCTGAATAAGCATCTGACAAATCGTATCCTGTATCTGCTTCAAGCTTAATCCGTTCTTCTTCTGATAAACCTGTAGCATACTTACCTGTTGACTTATCAAACAGGCATTCAAGTTTCATGGGTTGAGTAAAATTTTCACTTCCTTTTTTACCATGCCACTTGTCTCTTTCAATCGCTCTTACTTCTACTAACATTTCAATGAACTTTTAGGTTAATATATCTCTTTTTTCAAAACTTCATAATAAAGCTGCGGAGGTCAAACTCCGCAACTTTCTTATGAAAAACACATTAGTTACGGCTGAGGATAAGTTCCCCGCAGCGAGTAACATCTTCGATATGCAGGCCAACTTGTTTTTCGACATGCATTTCATAATAGTTTCCAGAGTGACTCATCAGTTTCCCGTTGTTCGGGCCATAAGGATTGCTCAGGCCGGCAACGTAACCAAGTTTGTAACCATTTTTCTTGTTGATAATCCTGATATTGGACTGGCTTCCTGTTCCTGTAAAGTCAAGGAAAGTAATCCTCTGTGATTCAATAGGGAATCCAGATACAGGGTCAATTTCGAAGTTGATTTCTCTGTCATCATATAATGGATTGTGAACCAATTCAAGTTCAGCACCATTTGCCATAATATACTTTGTAAACTGGTAACCAGCTTGCAGAGCGTTTTCGTTATAAGGACTAGATGTTTTTGACATTGTTAAGTCCTGTACGATTTGGATGAATCCTGTTTTCTGCGACCAATCTTGGATTGCACGATGGAATAACAGCATTCCATATTCACCTGTAAATCCTTTGATTTTCCTTTGGCTACCCGGTTTTACCCTTGAGTAGAAAATGTCCATCAAGTATTCTTCGATGAGTTTAGCTGTGAGGTGAGAATACCGGTAGATATGGCTGTCTTCCAATTGTTCTTGGAGACCCGGCCCTGTATAAATAGGACGACCATTTGCACCGAGTACTGAATCAGTTGAACGAGAATACCAGAAACCTCTTTCAAGTTCACGATACCACTGTTGCCAGTATTCAACTTCGGCATATTTAACCCAAGAGTCATGCCAGCTACCCTTGTTGTCTTGAATCTTAACTGCAAGAACTTCATCAGCAGCATCACCTGTCACCTGATATTTTTTCCTGTAGCGACCCATTTTATTTGTCAGGTCTAAAGGCATACTGTACTGAGTTGAGCCAGACTGCTCGGCAGCTTCTTCATACTGTGAGTACAGTTTTCCCCATTGCTGACCGGGAGCAAGAAGTGTAGGCGGAACAAAAGCATTCCTATCATCTGTCATCAGACGGGCATGATAGATTGTTCCTGTACCACTTTTTTGAACTTCTTCTTGAATCCTTGATTGGTACTTCTTATTAGAAGTTCCGGGAAAGATGATGTCACCGGGTTGATACCAGTTTTCATCAAGTTTGATTTTATAGTTGGTAAGACCTTTACCGGGATAGGATGTTCCCGAAATGTTCTCAACAGAGACTAACGGCCTTGTTGTCGCTCCTTTTAACTGCCATTCCCATTGTGAGCTACCGATAGTTTCTTCCTTTCCAAGTCCTACAAGGTTAGTCGTAAGTGGATTATCAGAATAACGGTGGGCAGTAAAGAGCTGGTTCATTTTCGATTCGAAAATAGCTGGCTTGGCAATCAAAGCAGCTCCGAGGTGATTAAGCTCGGTCATGTTTGCGTGCCAAGGCATCTGTTTCGTAACGAGTTTATTGTGTAATGCACTCATAACTGTTTATATTAAAGGTTAAAATTAATCAGGAGCGTCAGAGAAAAAGTCCGATAATGACCTTCCTTTCGTGCTTCCTGATGTACTCGGTTTTATGTTTTGTTGTGCTCTCTGAATATTCTTCTTCAAGTCTTTTGTTGTTTCTGTTTCAATCTTAGTACTCAAGTTTGATGTATCAAAATCTGTTCTGAGTAGTTTTGCAAGTAATACCAGACTTTCAGGATTCTGTGAGAGTTTATTCAAGTCACTTTGTAGACCTGTAAGAAATCTGTTTTTACCAACTTTTACACTAGGCTTTGTGATGTATCCCAAGAGTTCAATCTTTTCTTTCTTTGAAATGGTAAACTTCTTAATCTCATCCGTTTCATCCAGTGTACTTTTAATCGTTTTAGCAAATTCTTTTTCTTCATTTTCTCTGCCTTTAGCAAGTTTTACTGCTGTATCTTCAAGACGCTGTTTCTCACTTGCTTCAAGTTTCCTTACCTTTTCATCGTAACGTCTGGCATATTTATCAAGTTTTCCATTTTGTTCAAGCCAATCAACTTTCTCTTGTGCTTCATCAACATCAAGTCCTTCAATTTTCTCAGCATGGAATCTGGCGATTCGTCTTTGATACACTTCTGTTTCAATATCGCCTGTAGGATAACCTGAAGTATTTTTCACTACGTCAAAGAACTCTGATGTTTTTCCACCTTCTTTCTTAAACTTCAAAAAGGCTTTTCCATCTTCATCCATCTCTTCGAAGAATCCTTCGAATGTTTCTTGGATGCGGTTTTCAATCTCTTGTTCCTGAAGACCTACAAACTCTTCTTCTGTCAGGTCTCCTTCAGGTATCTCAACTGATGAGAAAATTCCTTGTTTTTTTAGTTCGGAGGCAAGTATTGATAACACTTTTTCTCCTACACCAGCCGGTTGTTCTTCCGGTTCTTCTTCTTTTCCAGTGAAGAATTCTACTTCTTTATCACGGTCTTTGTCGCTTTTAGAGTCCTCTTCGCTGCCTTCACCACTGCCGATGACTTTATCATCTTTTTCGACATTGCTCTTACTGTCTTCTTCCTTACCAGTTTCTTTGTTGGAGGAGTCTTCTGGGTTATCGCCTTTACTGCTAGACTCTTCTTTTTTGTCGATTTTTTCTTTTTCTTCATCAGTTAGTTTTGTTTCATCAATAGGTTCGCCAAACAGTTCTAAGTTGTCGGCTGTGTCCCATTCAAAAGTAGCCAGTTCTTCCTGACTTTCTTCTTTTACTTCTCTTTCTTCACTCATCTCTTACAAATTTAAGTTTAAAAATTAATATTTGTTAAGTTTTAATCTTAACATTTCATATTATGTGCTAATAGCATTAACTTGCTTTAGCTGGTTTATTAGCCTTTTGATTGGCCTTCTTATCTTCGATTTGTAGTTTCTTTTTATCTACACCTTTCTGATGGTCAAACTTTTTCTCATCAAGATTTTGTTTACGAAGTTTGATATTTGCATCTATTCCTTCACGCATTACTTCAATAACATCAGGTATCTGATTCTGGTTTACATCTTTGTCTTCTGCAAAGCCTAATGCTAAGATAGCTTGTTTCTGCAGTTCAGTTTCTCTGCGTTCTTCTTCTTTCAATACAATCATATCACCTTCATGTTTACGTTCTTCTTCACGTACTTCATCAGCTTTAGCGGCCATCTCTTTTTCATGAGCCATTTTTGCTTCATTATCTTGTTGAAGTTCTTTACGTTTACGGTCTTCTCCAACTTTAAGCTTTTCTTTAGCATCTGTGATACTGTCACTTTCAATTACACTAATAACATCACTCATGTCAAGTGCTTGATTTTGCATTGCAGCCATTGATAAGTTATTGATTGCCTCTTTTACTTTGATGGTGTCCATTGAGTTAGCAACAAACAATCCATAATGAGATAAGGCAAGTAAGTTTTTATCTATGTTGATAATCTCTCTTGAGAAATCATCCATGATATAATTAAGCTTCTCTTTACCATTTTGACTGTAAGCAATAACTGACACATTCATAAGTGCAGTCATAGCGTTCTTCTTAATAATATTGTGAAAATCAAAATAAGGTTCTACAATATAGTTACCTTGAGAGATTGCCTGTTCTGTAGTTCGTACAGCTTGATATTGTCCAATCCGTCCTTCCATCTCTTTTGTTACACCAATAGTAGCACCACATCTTTGTTCAATATATTCTGCCAATTCAATGTACTTTTGAATGTCAGATACTAAAGACATATCAATTTCTTTAGCTGCAGTAGATATATCCATACCTTGATTACCTTCTTCATTTGGATTCATAAATCCAATTTTGGCAGACTCTGTATAATATATCCACTTCTCCATGTCGATGTCTTGAGAATTAGGAATCATATTCATATTTAACAAAAGAATCTTGCCTTTGTCAGATGCCATCAACATCTCAATTCTATACATTATTATATTATAGTAGTATTGATAGACTTTCATTCTGTCCATCAGAGATGTTGGTTGAGAGTTTATGTTGTCATATACACCACCATAATAAGGCAGTTTACATTCATAAAGATTTTCAAGATTTTTTGGTTGTGAAGGTATAGGACGTAATCTTACATAAATATCACTGTTGATTTTGTATCCTTCATATACTTCAGGTATCCATTCCCAAGTAACGGTAAGTTCTCCCAATGCAGGAGAAATCTTATAGTTTTCTCCTACGAGCTTTTCTTCAATAGCTCCTGTTTCGGGGTCAATGTATTGAACAAATCCCATTTTACGTAAAGCTTTCCAAGCTCTATGCAAGACACGTATCTTGCCATAATCAGTGGATGTTCCATCAAAACGAAACTCCATATCTTCCGGGCTGGTATTGTATCCCTCATATAGTGAATCAATATTATCATTTGTTAGTTCATCTCCAAAATACTGAACTACTTGAGATGGTGTAAGCCAGAGTTCTACTCCTGCCCATTCTCCATCCTCAAAAAAGTCTCCATCTGCTTCTTTATCATATTCGAAATATAACGGATTGATGTTCGTGATTACCGGTTCGTCATTTATGATGCCAACCCAATAAACCTCTTCTGCAGATATACATGCATGTCTCCATCCCTTGTTAAACTTGTATTCAACATTTTCTTCTTTTACGATGAAACTCAAGATTTGAGTAGCTAACATTTCAGCCGGGTCTTGATGCTTGCGTTTCATATAATTTTCAACTTCAGGTGGTGTCATAGCTTCAAGTTCTTGAGCTACTTGTTGTTGTACTTGTTGCTGTTGTTCTTGAGTCAGAGGCTGGCCCTGACTTTGCTCAGCCATTTTTGCTTCAATTTGCTCTTGAATTGGTTGCATTATCTGTTGGATAACATACTCCCTCATCATTCCAAATTTCTTTTCTTCTTTACGAGTAGTAGCTTCTGGGTTAACAGCTACGATACGCCAAGGAAATGTTCTCTCCATTTCCATTCCAAGTAAGACTTTAATCTTACCACTTACAATATCTTTGTTGGTAAAGTCTGCGGGCAGTTCCCCTACATCTTCTCCTAGTGGTTTATAGACATATTCAAAATCAGTTTTGTCTATAACTCCGTTGTATAAATTATAATTGATACGTTTTGAACGTACCCGGTCATAGTCATAAAAGTTGTATCCGTAACCACTATTGATACCACTATCTAATCCTTGATTGAAAGGAGTACGATAATCCAAGTAATCCATAATTCTCTTGTACCACGCCTTATCCTTTTTATTTTTTGCTGCGTATGAATTACGCATTTTTGTCAGTTGGTCTACTGTTTCCATGATGATTAGTTTTTACGTGCAAATAACTTTAAATCGTGAATTTGTTGTGCTACCTGAGTTACTTTATTATCTCCGTAGACTTTTCCTTCTGCTTCCTCTTCAATCTGAAACATAACCATCATAAACGCCATAACTCTATCAAAGTTTCCTTTCCTATGGTAGGAAATCAACTCTTCTAACAATCCAATGTCATCAATAGTTTCAAGATTCAGAATCTTCTCTCCATGTTCATCAACGTCTCTTTCTTCCAGCAGCCAGCGTTTGATGTATTTTTCACCGGCATCTTTCAACTTATCATTCATGTGTATCCCATAAACTCTCGCAACACGAGAATTCTTAATATTTTTTGAAATAACAGCATCAGGTTGTGCTGCTAACAGATGTAATTTTTTTCGCTTATTAAAATAGCTCTTTACTTCAACTACTTCATTTTCATGCATTAACTCAAGATTATATAGCTCTGCACCGAGTTCTACATTACGGTTACAGACATCAGTTGTTATAGGCCGTCCTACGTACCAAGCAACTATTTTATCTCTAGTGTATGAAAAATCATTTGCTGATTTATAGATGTAGAATGCACCTAAAGATTCACCTTCACTCTGGTCTTGGCGATAAGGGTCATAACCTCCTTTATATAATCCTCTAGGAGCATTTGGAACGGGAGCTTCTACAATCACCCAACATCCTGTTTTGTCTCCACCTTTGGTTGGAAAGTTAACTACAGGATTAAGTTCATTTTTCATATCAGGTCTCATTCTGGCTTTACCTGTTTCATTGTCTCTAAACATCCATACAGGTTGAGTTGTCTTGATATAAAGGTCTTCTGCAATAATCTTATTCAAGTGATTACGCAATTCTACAACAGGAAATTCATTATGGGAAACGGTTAGGAAGGCTTCGGAGGGTTCTTGGGGATATTGTTGAATGTACTCGTTTAATGTTGATGTTCCAGATGTATCTCGAATAATTTGCTCTCTTTTCACTTGCTCATATTCAAGGGCAGCTTGGTTATCTGAGTTTCCATCTTCATCAATAAACCCCGGTTTGTTCCAGTAATCGGGAACAAAGAACCCGCACTTAGCCGTATCACTTATATTTTTATCCCAAATGTTCCTGAATGGTAGAAGCTTAAATGCTGTTGGTTTGAAGAACATTTCAGCAAAGTCTGTTGTTCCACTTTCCATATCACCACCTGTACCAAATATAAACATTTGACCTGTTGTATAAATCCCATCTTCCATTGCAGGCTTAGTTTTCATATAAGCCTCTTTCAGGTTAGGAAACTTACCTGCTTCTTCAAATTCAACAAGAGTACCATCTTTACCAATCGCTGCTTCAGGATTGTCTTTGAATGTCAAAGCCATTACGGTACTTTTATATCCTTTCTCCACAGAAATGTCATTGTCATCCTTCTCTTCATAGGATGCTTTCTTGTGGTCAATCTTACTTACAAAATCTCTTCCTTTCGCCCATCCTGTGTGTTCATTAAAGAAGTTGATATAGTTATTAGTCATATTCATTGTACCTTCCGGGTACAAATACTTTTTATCAAAAGCACCAAGGATAGTAATGCTGTTTGGAATGGTATTGTAGTTATTTGCTGCAACCCATCCATTCTTATATGAAAAACCTTTACGCCTTGACTTACCAACAATCATGTGATAACCACCATCCAAGGCATCAGGTAGTATTCGAATTTCTAATCCAAGGCCATCAACGTAGGCTTGTTTCTCTTCTTGCGTTTGACCTTCTGCTCCCCAACGTGCAATATCTACAGCATGAAAATAATTGTAGTCCATACTCCAAAAATTAGGAAAGGTAACAATCTTAGCTGCACCTGCACCTTGTCTTCGCCTGTTACGTGGGTTATTCAAATCAATAGCTACCTGCTCTTCGGCCTCCGCAAATTCTTGCGTAACCTTGATTTGTCCGAAGTTCAAGTAGCCATAATGATTGCCTGTAATAAATACTCCTCCTGAAGTGTATCCACCAATACACCTGCTTAGCTGTTCATCCCAATACTCTTTCCATGCAGGTGAACCCCAAGGGTCTGCACAGTAATATCCATATTTAAGAAAATGCAAAGCCTCTTCTTTGAAACAATTCGTATTAACGAACATTCCATCCGGGTTCTGTATTGCATGTATTTGGCTCATGGTAGTTGTTTCACAAATTCATCAATCGACATGTCTGCTATCCAAGCATCTCCATCATTTGTTCTGAATGTTATCTTACCTTTTGAATTCTCATTAAAGGCCATAATGTATTCAGGACGTATGTATAAAAATCCTTCTTCATACATATCAAGGTCGTTAGCAAGTTCTGCTGACATATCTTTTGGTACATATTCAACTGATATTTTTATAAATCCATTCATTTTTTCTTTTTAGTTGCCTTTTTCACTGAAGCAGATGGTGCAGCTAATTTCTTTCTTTTCTTTATACCTGCTTTCTTTATTGCTTGTTGTCTTCTCAATATGAATTGTCTACCTTCTGCTATAACTTGGTCAGCACTTACTTTTTTCTTTTTCTTTTTTTTATGACCATATCCTGTTTGAGTTACAGCTTTGGCCGCAGCAGTCTTTTTAGGTTTCTTTTGTGTTGCCATTATTTTTTCTTCTTAGATTTTTTATAGGCTTTCATAGCTTCTTTCCTGTCTTTACCTTTCTTCCAAGCACCAGCAGCCAGCTTTTCAGCTCTTTTTCTACTCTTTGTAGGTATATATTCACCTCCGGCTACAGCTTCTTGCCAAGATTGACTTTCCCAATCTTCTGCTTTAGTAGAAGTTTCTTTTCCTTTCTTTGGTCTTACTGAAGGAAATACTCCGTGGTCACCTTTACGTTTCTTTTTGGTGTCACCAGTCCACACCATTTTATGAGAAGCAGTCTTTCCACTAGGTTCAGTGTAAGCTGTTTTCCTCATCTTACGTATTTTACGTTTCTTTCCAGTAGCCATAGTAATATTAGTTACACATCATTAGTCTACGAACTTCCTTTTCCATTTCAACTTCGAGGTTAATTCTCCCTTCTTTACCAGCGTAGATAGGTAGTCCATAACGTGTACCTACAGGGTAAGTGCCTTCAGGGAGTTCCTTGTTAAGTCTTTCCCTGAGCTGCACTTCCCATTGGATTATGCATGTCAGGTTTTTCATCATGTTTTTGTTTTACAGGTTCGCTAAATTCTATCGCCATTTGGTTATCAATACGGTCTGATGGTAATATTGTTGCTGTCTTGCCAACTACATACGTTTTTTGCGTATCAATCATAATTGTATCCAATATTTCAGCCAACATTTTTCTGTCTACTGTTTCGATAATTACTTGTTTGAATGATTTTAGCGTTGCCATATTATTTTTCGTTAGGTGCTCTTTCAAAATAATTAATTTCTCTTCCTCCTTTTGCTTTACTATCATCATAAAGCTCTTGGATTACTTTGCTTTTGAGTGCATTCATTGTCTTGAGTACAACATCCACATCTTTCAAAGCTCTTGTAATATCTGCCGGCTTATATAAAGGATTTCCAGTCTTCATGTTCAATTCAGACAAGTCAAAGGTAGTAAAAAAATCTACCATCTGTTCTGCAGCAATCAATGATGCCTCATAAAACTTCAAACTAGGAGATGCCTCATCTTGCATTCTATTATATGTTGCCATTGCAATTTTAACCAAATTATCCTCAGTAATGATTTCATAATTCTTCTCCTCGTCATTAGGAAAAAGAGATGTGAGCACCTTCTCTTGCCGGTCATTTTCATGATAATCAATAAACGGATTACTCCTCTTTCGTGAACACATAAACTCTATATAAGAGAGTTTAAGCATCGCAACAGATTTATCGTTTTGTTCCCATATTGAAGAGAATGGATAAATCAATAATGCCTCTGGTGTTGGAACTACTATATTATTCTGTATCATAAAGATATCCATGTTGTCAGTCTTTCTTTTAAGTGTTCGAATCTGTCGGGCCTTGCACGTATGTAATTTGTAATCGTTATGACTCTTTCAATATACATCTTATCACTCATATTTCCATTTATATGCTTATTTTCCATCAGCTTCAACATGTGAAACAGTGAAGATGAAGAAGGAGTAAATATTCCTAATCCTTTTAAGCGAATATCATAAAGAACTTCTTCTGCCAATCTCTTACGAATATGCCAGAACGGTGTCTTACAAATACTCTCGAACTCTTTGAATGTAAGGTCTGGTTTATCAACGAGAGAGTTCCAGTATTCTTCAATAAGCAGATTACGCTTTTCATTCATAAGTATTTGGCTTGTTGTTCATAAAATTTACCACCTCCACTATCTCCCTCTTGAGAACAATCTTCATATTCTCATTATTACTGATACCGATTGGAGGTTCATTACCTATTGTAATTATTATTGCCAACTTTGGATTTCCCATCAATGCCTTTGACAGATGGATAAGTTTTTCTAGTTGCAGAATTGCTTCTTCGTCCTGATTCATAATACATATTTTATAACCATTGATGCTATTGCTGCTCCTATTATAATACCCCTGATAAAATTGGTAGTATTGAATCTCATACTATTGGAATAAAATTTTAGTATGTCAGTTGTGGCTTTTTCCAACGTAAGATTGTTCGACCTGTACATTCTTAATGTAAGGTCAATTTTGTACTTGTCAGTGAGTCGTTTCATTTTCAGTTAGTTTTAGTGCAAGGTCTCCAATTTCTTTATACCATTCTCTCGGTATTTCAGTATTTGCTTTCTTGAATCTATCTACAGCTTCAATCAAGTCATCAAATCTTTTCTGTAGCCATATTTGTCTTGGCATTACACCAAGAGGAGGTCTTTTAGCTTCATTCATTTGTGTTTAATTAATCGTTCATCTTCCATATACCATGAAATGAGTAATCCTAAGATAAAACCTGCTCCGGCATAAGCAATGTCAGTTGATTTGTAATAATCTCTTATCAAGACCGGAATGAAGAATCCCAAAGCTGTACATATAATTAGTACTATCGAATAACGGGTTATGAATTTTATCATGTTAAGTTGGTATTTCATAAATATTTATGCAGCCATATCCACCATATATTATATATCCATCTCCATATTCATCTCTTACTTTGTCCAATTCTTCTTTAGTAGGATAAGGTCGTCTAGTTTGTATTCCTTCAGTGCTGAGATAATGTAATTCGCTAGGACTCATATTATTTTTTCCTCATTTGTTTTCTTTTTGCTTCCAAGCGTTCAGCTTTAAGTTCAGCAAGTGTTTTTCCTTTTACAGACCTCACTCCTTTCGTTGCTTTTCCCGGTACTTTCTTTGCAGGAGGAGATTTTTTTGCTTTCTTATATACTACTTTGGTTTTTTTTGGTTTCTTATCTGGATTTGCCATGATTTTAAGTTTAAAATTCGTAGTTAGTTAGTTTAAATTGATATAACTGTGAGCCATTCTCAGGAAATAGAATCGGGAGTATTTTATTAGTCGTAATAAATCCTTTGTCTTTGAGAGTCCTCATATAGTTAGATAATCCTGCATTTGAAAGTTTCATAGTAGTTTTAACTTTCTTTCTCGCTGTTGCACCAAATCTATCCTCGGCCAAGATTCCTGTAAAAGACATAAAGTTAGCCAAAATCTCAATTTCCTTGGGCGTAAGATGCACAGGTAATAGAGGATTGATAAGCTGCAGGTGCGTGTTATAGTACTCAATAGCCGATAGTTTTAAAACTTTAGTTATTGTCATAATTGCTCTTCTTTTTCGTTACTTGTAACTACAAAGATAGTGTAGTAAAGATGAAAATGTACATAAATGTTCATATTTATTTTTACTTTGTAGTGAATTGGGTCACGGTGAGTGTACTACAGAAAATTTTTTATAGAATTTTTATATAGATTGTTCTTGAGATTTTTGTGAGGAGTGTGAAGGTGTGGGTGTCCCTAAAAAAGAGGCCCCTTCCGTTTCCGAGTTTTTGAACCTCCCCCCCCTCCTCTCTGCAGGAAAGGCATTTTACGAGTCCATCTGTAGAAAGAGTCTCATCAGTAAATCTCTCCCGACATATAATACCTACTGCTATACATACTACTACTCTACCACACCACACTACACCTAACAACACAACATGAAGTAACTCCGTATGATTACAGTATTAATCTTAAAACTCTACTATCATGACACATCATAAAGACCTCATCAGCCTTACCGTTGTTGTTATCATCATCATATCAGGTAACATAGCAATATACACACTCATGCCTTTTAGTGGTATGATGGTTGTGTTTAGTGTAGCCGGTATGTTTCCTGTTGCCATCTGTATACAAGGATGGGTACTCCACAGTAAGAGGATGTAATGTCCTCTTACTTTACCTCTTAGTATAACCACATGAAGTAACTCCGTATGTTCTCAGTATTAATTAACACTATGATATCATGAAACGACATATCAATCAAATGACAGTTAAAGAGCTTAATGAAGCTATTGTTGAAGCTGATGCATTACAATACAAGCATTGGAAAGCCAACGAGTATGTTCAACATCGTCAGTACTGTGAAGTACGTGATGCACTGCAAAGAGAGGCTTGTAAAAGAGCCAAGTCAACCAACTTCGAGGTACAGAAAGAGTTAGGTATAGTGGGGCTGTAGTCTCACTATTTTTCTTAGCCCAACCATATTAAGTAACTTCGTTTATTCTCACAGCTTCATCACACTATTCATTAGACAAAATGGGGAGCAATGAGGAATAAGACCCTTGTAGGAAGTATTGAGGAGCTTAGTAGTGGGCTTCTCTTCTTTTATCTAGCTACAACTACATAAAGTAACTCCGTATGTGCTCGATATTAATTTATTTATTCACTTATACTTTATAGCCATGAACAAAGTTCAGCTTAATGTTACAAGTTGTACCGAATCATCTAATGGTGGTTTCATCGTCACTCTGAAGACCGAGACAGAAGACGGTGCTACGGTACACATTGCAGGTCTTGGTAATGTCCCTAAAACAGGCATTCGCACTTATTATATCAAAACGCTGGAAGAGCAGACTGTTGACGCAGTTATCGAGCTTGACCTTGATATGTTTGATATCAAAGAGCGTGATTATACACCTGATGATGCCGAAGAAGGTGATGCCCCTATGAAACTCAAGTGGCTCTATGTCAAATAGACATTGATGCTGAACCCCTCAACCAACGAAGTTGAGGGGTTATTTGAAGATGTTGCCATAGAGCTGCACCACCAAGCATCAACATTCGCCACGTAGTTGTGATACTATGCGTGGGTCTTAGATTTAGTGTCATACTAAGCAAGAATGCAACTCAATGATAAGCTGAACGGCTTTAGAGCGTAGTGAGTACTAAATGTAGCTCGTCACAGCATTCTTGCTTTATTACTATCGTCAACCACATTGAGTAACTTCGTTTGATTGCAGTATAAACTAAACTATGTACAATGAAAACATTCATTATTTCTTTCGTCCTATTGCTTAGCATGATTACTATGCAAGCACAAACTGTTATGACTGTTGACCCTCCATCAGTAACCATCACTGATACTGATGTTAAAGTCATCAAGGTTGCTATTGCTCAGATTAAGGCTCGTACTACGAGTACTATTGATGTGGGTACATTTCAATACACCATTGCGTATGAAAATGCAGTGTACAAAGTCTATCTTCGTGATATGTTAGACGATGATGACCCTTTACAGACTGATGTTATCTTTGAATCTACAAGGGTTGCAGATGTCAGGACATTTATGACTGATGAACTAAAAACTCTGTTTGATAGTCTATAACCATTGGAAAGGAGGCTTCTATGAGGCGTTATTAATAGCCTTACACTAACTCTACAATCTTCTTAAAGGCTGATGGGTTGAAATCCCCACAGTAACAGAGTACATCCTAAAGGGTGTACTTTTTTTTTAGCCTTTAGTCCCTTAGATTGTAGGCCATTAGTCCTTTAGTTTATTAGTTTTTTAGTCTTTTAGTGTATTTCCCTTGATTTAGTGATAAAAATAGACTACCTTCACCATTCTGTGTTGGCTTCCTGCCGACACCGTCATTTAACCAAATGATACTCTATAAAACTACAACCAACCACATCAAGTAATCCCGTTTACCAGCTTGTTACCCCTGATTTAGGTTGTTAATTGCCTACAATATTCAGTAACTTCGTTTTATAACGCATTGAAGGTCACTCTGATAGTACAATCTGGTTGTACACCAAAATAGAGACCATTATAGCCCTCAATTCCAATCACCAAACATCCCAAGGTTTACATAATAGCCTTAACTTGAGTGATTATTACTCCCACACCATCATTAATATTACCCATTAGGGGTGGGGTGAGTTATGTTCTGTAAAGATATTGGTAGTGGTAAAAAATACAAACATTGTTGTATAAAATAGTAAACAATATTACTTAGCAAGCGAGTAGCAAGTGCGAGTAAGATTGCCTGTGATATGATAGGGAATGATATCTGACCTTACTATTCATATCGCAGGACTATTTTTGCAACATACTAAATAACTTAAAACTCTATAACATGAAATCAGAACTTGTATACCTAGATGAGGTAACAGAAAGTTATCTTAATGAACACGGTGATAGACCTGTTACATTAGTTATTTTACGTGGCCTTATTGATATTGCTCGTACTAAAATGGCTGATGACCAAGAAAGACTTGAACAATCAATGCCCGACCCTAATTATTAAATATCCACAAACCCTTAAAAACATATAAAATGGTAATACTAACCTACGAAGACATTGAAATACTAATGTATGCTCATAGCCGTCATTATAATGATAATGGTGGCTTTTTATATCGTAAGCTCATTAGAATTCGTGCAACAATGGAAGCAAATGACATGCGTAGTGTAGACTTGTTTGCTAATCCTGATTACAAAGAACCTGTTAGGTGTGACGGTAAAGCATCAGACATTTATTAAATCCACAAACCCTTAAAAATATTAAATCCTATGGGCTTTAAAATCCTAAACAATCAAGGAAAGGCTATTAATATGTCTGACCTTGACAAAGAAGCATGTCTGTTATGGGGCATTGACGTAGATGAAAGATACTACGGCTCACCTTATGAAGGCGAAAGAAGAACTACAAGCTGGTTTGACGTAATTGGCTGGAAGATACATTTTGAAAAGCTTACCACTTGGGAAGCTATCAAAAAGAGTGTAAGAGCTGATTACCTTGATAACCGCAAAGAATTAGGTGAAGGACTGTATGGTGTTAAATACATGCTTGAAGCCCAAAAACCTATGTTCGACCTTATTTATCATTGGAGAAATAAAGGTTACACACCTCAACCATATCCAATGGCTTAAATTAATATCACCATAAAGAGCTGTTAAAACTGACGGCTCTTTATTTCTATCATCCGACCATATTGAGTAACTCCGTTTATGACCGAGTAGCTTTGTTGTTCCCATAGTTGTAAAACTACAGTGAACCACAACATAAAGTAACTCCGATTATGGGCAGATAACATCGGTAATCTCTATGATTGCCAACTTATCTTAACACAACTAAATCACACATTCAAATCACACATCTATTTCTAAACAATTAAATGTAAAAAAAATGGAAGACACTAACATTCGTAAAGAAGAATCCCGCAAACCTGTAACCGTTGAAGAAATTCAGGTCAGCAAGTTCCAAAAAGAAGGTACAAAGACAGCTATGATTCGTCAGGAAGTAACAGTCAAAAGCTTCTATCCTTCTCAAGTTCATTCATCTGACATGCAACAGAATTTCGTTGCTAAAGACCAGTTTGATGACACCGAACAGGAATTCGAAGCTATTCAGAACAGGACTGCCTTTGTGGAAGTTCCAGAAGCTTTCACAGTTGAAGAAGCTCAGGCTTTAATACCTGAAAATGCCTGTCTGTACAGGGTACTGTCAAATGCACCTATTCTCACCGAAAATCACAAAAATGCTATTGAACGTGGTCTGACTGACCTCGATACAATCGGCAATAGCCAAGTGGCTCGTTACGGTGAAGGTGACGAAAAAGAAGGACAGATTATTCCTGACGACAAAGGTCGTGTTCAGTATCGTAAGGTATTTTACTGGAACAGCGAGAAAGCTGATGAAGACCGCAGAGGTATGGAAGCACATCCAGAACACATTACTGCAGAAATAGCTGAAGAGCTGGCACTGCAAGTAAGTGCTGACACCGATGGTGTTGTACTGGACAATCAAGTGCCAGATGCGTAGTCAACGCTGATAATATTCTAAAAGCTAATAGTACGATTGTACTATTGGCTTTTTTTTTCTATACCTCTAAAAGAGAGACAAACTAAATAACTCACAGTTATGGAAAGCAATGTTAAAAACTTCAATTATAATGGATTCTTTGTAGAATCATTACCGGGATTTACTAGTTATAAAGCTGTTGAACTCGTTATATGGACAGTTGACCCCGGAATAGGATTATTCAGATGTACAGATGGTAGAGAAAGACTAATTCCTAGTTGTCAATTAGACGATGAATTTTATAATTCTCTACCACCTCGTCCAAAACTTGACCCTTTTAAAGGTAATGGTGTATTTTTCGGAGAACCAGCACAATCATAATATAAACATCAGCACCTAACAACAAGAGTGATTTACTACCTAACCTAACGGTCTAATCAGTATTTCAAAGAACGCCTCTTGTAGCAGAGTACTATCTGTTAAAGTCAGATGTGCTGATGTTTTTGATATGGAGAGGTAAGGTCGTCAAGAAGCCTTAGATAGATACAACAAGGAATGACTTGTTGTATCTCCTCTCTGAATAATAAGGGGATGGGTGCACATGCTATGTGTGTCGCCAAAGACACAGAGCTGGACAGCAAGGTTAGCCGTACACTGACCACCATTTATGGTTATTGCAGGTTCGACTCCTGCCCACCCCACATTACATCAACTAAAACTAAAAACCATGAGAGTAATTATATTTTATGACCTTAATGAAGAAGAAACTTCTGAACAAGCTCAAAAAATACTTAACAGTATACAGCACGAATTGGAAGGAAGA